GCGTGTAAAAAACGCCATCAGCGTTCCGATCAATGCCGGGATTAGATTATTCATAGCCATCATAATGCCAAGCTTGAACCGCACTGTGAGTTCTTCCACACCAGCTGTTTCAGGCACAGGTTTTGCGAACGCAGATTGCATGGCTGGAGCCGACACAGCAATAGTCGTTGCCACCATTACAGTGACAAGCCTTTTGATAGATACGTTACGCATCGTTACCACTCCCGTGAAAACGCGCCCAAAACCTTGAAAAACTCATACAGCATAAAAGAGCCACCAATGGCTGCAAATATGCGAATAAACCATTCAAGTGCATTTGCTTTCATCTGGCATGGTCTCGCAGTATCAATTGCAGGATGTTTTTGAGTTCACTCTCAAGCGCATCCAAGCGTCGCCCATGGTCCTTGAGTGTAGCGGAAGTCCCAGTAATTTCGGCTTCCATCCGATACATCATGTGGATCAACTTACCTATGCCGCCAATGATAGCTATAAGAGCCATCATAAAGACAGCAGCCCATCCGGAATCGATAATCATGGTATTGCTCCATAGGTCATAACGTAATGTTCTTTTGCTTCTTGCATCATTACCTTCCTGTTTCCATTTGCACTGGAGGAATGCTGAATGGGGCAAAAGTCTGCTTCATGTGTGGGTCCATGCGAGCCCATAGCTGCATGCGTTTAGCATCATATTGATTCTGCCAAAACGCACGCTGCGCAATAGATGGATCGTCTGTATTCTTCATTACAAGAAGCGATGCGACGTAAGAGCCAATCAACTGCTTCAACAGATCGTCTGGAAGGATGTCGATGCTAGCTGTTGCATCAGACGCTGGCGGTGGAGGCGTACCAGCTCCTTGAACGGTCAATGTAACAGAATTTGCAGTATTGTTGAGCGGATAAACAGACAACTTGTAATTGTCCGACCTATACCAATACAAAATATCGGATGTCGCTGTTGCTGCCGTTGTTTTGTATGAAAGGTTATTTGCACGAATAGATTGCTCACTGGCGTGCGTCAGTCGTCTTGACCCAATATAGACGTCCGTTGGAAACCACAGAGCGCTACTTGCAGGTGAAATAGATGAGGGAGTTGAAATGTCGACGGTATACGTTGCATTTGTCAGAGTATAGGTTCCGACAACAGGATAAAAAACACAAGAGCGGCAAAGCGCATTGATACCCTCCAGAATCCAGTCCTTGACGACGTTGTCGCTGGAAGTTGTAGTGCCACCAACGCCATCAGGCACTTGGCCAAGAGTACTTGCAGAGGACTCATTTAGGTACTTGTAGACCTCGCTGCGCAATGTATTGATAGAAAGCGCCATTACACAGCCCTCCGCGCATAAGTAGCGGCAAAACTTTCAACCATTCCGACGCGGCGTTCATATTCATCACGGTATACGGCAACCATATCCGCATCGCGGTTCTGAATGGCTTTCTGATGCAACACGCCATAGACGATGGCGTCATGCGAAATATCCGGCAATGGGCACTCGCTCGTGTCGTCGAGCGTGACAGGATCGCCGTTCACGTCGTAGGCCCACACCGATCCGGGAACAGCGTACCCTTCAATAAGGATAGCGTTTGTGGATGCAACGGAGGGCACAGGCCAGAACTTCATCCTGTTGCCACCGAAGATCAACACATGGCTCGGGATGGCATTTGTATCGGATGCATCCCTGTACTGATTGGTTTTGGAGTCGTACCAATCAACAACAAGTAGTCGTTTGTAGTCACCGTTTGGCTGAAGAGCCATTATGTTCTTCAAACGATAAAGGTCGCTGGCACAATACTCGCTTGTACCAGCGACCAAATCGAGATACCTCCTGCCAACATAGCAATCGGTATTTCTTGCGATTTCGTCTGTGATGTGCTCCACCAAAAGGTCGAGACCAAACGGATCCAGATCTAGATCTGAACTGAAGTAGTGCTTCCCAAGAAGCCGTATTCGCCGTTTGATCTCGCCCCTTGTCATGGTGATTAGCCTACCAGAGCGTTGTCGCGACCAAGAACCAACGCCGTTTTACTAATTGCAACGGTCGACGTGCTCGTTTGGTCCGTCGAGAAATAATGGACTGCAAAACGAAGCCAAGGCCGAAGCGAACTAGTAAGGGGCGCAGAAACGATCTTAGTCGCACCATTCTGCGTAAGCACTTTCTGCACCACACTTCCAGTAGAGGTGCCAGTGACAACAAGGTCAACTGTAGGTGCAGCAATAGTTGCAATCACAAACGTCGTTGGGCTGGAGACAGTCTTCACATAATAAGGACGCCCAGCGGTAGGGACGCCAGCACCAGCAAGACCGCCAACGGCACTGAAAACGACCAGATCTCCGGGAACAAGTCCGTGAGGCGTAGTGGTCGTAAACAAGTTACTGCTCGTAACCGTTACCGAAGCAGACGTGGACAACGACGCAACACCGTAGAAGAGCGGGATAGGACCACTGATCGGGACCCACCCACCATCCGCAACGGGAGTCGAAGCACCGTTGTCATACGCGCCTTCAAGAACTACATACCCACCGGTTGCCGCAGTCCACACAGAGGAACCAGCACTAGACTGCGCACCAACGGAAATTGCACAACGAGCGTACATTTCTCCGTAGGACGTATTCCCCCAGATTGCGGGTTGGTTCGCAACAGCAGACACTTCGTTGCCAGCAATAAAGTTGGCGAAGCTCGAAGAATCCATCTTGGAATTGATAAATCCCATGACGTTCTTCGCATCAGAAGCTGCACGAAACACACCGACACCACCAGCTGCAGCAGCTCCTGCATTCAGGGTAAACGTACCAAGAGTATTGGTAGGATCACCAGTAGGCGTGCTTGCGACAATAGTCATCTTGCTAGAACCGGAGTCGCTAGTGAACGTCCAGTTTGCGAGCTTAATATCACGAGCCATCGTTTATCTCCTTACGACGTAACAACCACGTCAATACGACCAAGAGCGCGGTTGTGCGGCACCCAGAGACCAACACCCCAGTCAAACAGGACATTGTGCATGATCCCATTTTCAGGAGAAAGCCCAAGGTATTTGGGCTTGAACGGCTCGGATTGCCATCCAGTAACGTAACCAGTTCCGTAGCGAACAGCAAAGATAGAAGTTGCCTTTGCAGCCGTCAGCGAACCGATAGTCTGAGTGTTGCTGATAATAGGCGTCACGCCGTCAGACTTACGGCCAACGGTACGAACGGTGGCGTTCTTGTACTTTTCAACAGGCCGATCATAGCTGTCTTGCGTAATGTCAAAACCAGCACCAATGCCCATAACGCGAATTGCCATTTCGATCTGGCGCTTCGTAAGTTCGGACATGTAAAGAACAATCCCGTCTCCGTCAGGAGCGTTCATGTTGTCAAAAAGGTTTTGCAGGTCCGCGATAAACTTGTTTGCCGCAGCGGCACCAGCGGTAGCGCCAGCCGTGAACAAGTTGGTAGCGGAAATATCCTGAGATTGAATGATCATTTCCGAAGGAATGTCATAATCCGCAGCATTCTTCAAACGATAGTTCAGGCCGGGGAAGCAGTCTTGGCTGTTTCCAGTGGCGGTGCTAGAGGGGTCATTGTTGATGAACTTGTCGTTGAAGTCATACGCAAATCCTTCGAGGAACATCTGGATCTGCGATTCAACGGGATCAACAATCGCATTCGGCTGATCAAGGATGCGACGATCCACGGTTAGCTTGTTGCGGAGGATGTAGAGCTGTTCTTCGTAGCTCTTCGGCTTGGACTTGAAGGTCTGCGGTTCAGCGTTCAGTCCGGTCCAGTTGGGAACCGGGATGTTCGCGTTGAGATAACGCATACCAGTCTGTCGGAGAGACGGGTTGGTCGAGAGCGGGATGTCCTTGAGCGCGTTCCACGTCTTATGCAGGCTCTTGGTGATCTCCTTGATGAGAGGATCATTGGAAAGCGAAGCATAATCGGCAAGCGTCAAGGCTCCATTGAAATCAATAGCCATGTTCGTTCACCTACACTGAGTTTTGTTGACGAGAGATGCCCAACAGCTGCGTTAGCGTGGACAGTCCAGTACCGGTCGGAGCAGGCCTCTGCGGATTGGATGCAGGTTGCCCACCAGAAACCGGAGCTGGCGTCCTTGCCGACAGCTTGTTGGTCAACTCAGGAACCAACGTTTTCGCCAGCGCCTTGACTTGGTTGTGAACGAATTCTGCGGCAGCGGTGGGCTCAACCCCAGACGCGACGAGATTGTTCACAAGTTCAGGAGCACGCTGTGCAAGCGGATAGCTCTGGATCGCCTGAGCGGTCTGTTGAGCCACCATGTACTCTTGCACTTGAGCCATCTGCCGCTCGTAACGGAGCTTTGTGATCTCCGCTTCCTGCTGGGCATAGGCGCTCTGTGCATCAAGCACGTTAGCGTTCTGCAAGGCTTCGTATCGTTCGCGGATTGCCACTTCCTCGGCTTCGCGCTGTTGCGCTTCCAAGGCAGCACGCACGTCCGCTGCGGAGTTGAATCCTTGCTGCTTGAACTCGTCAATGACATCACGCCAAACTCCAAGTTCGTCCGAGAGAGGACCTACTTGCTTGGCGCGTTCATTGACTTCGCGAAAACGTTCGTATGGAACATTGCCGGGAGCTTGATCTTGCTCAATTCCAAGCAACGCATCCAAAAACGAATCGTCAGTGACATTCTCAACGACAGGTTCAGTGGCAGGTGTCGCCCAGTCTGCCTCTTGCTGATTCCCGGCGGCAGAATCAACAAAGTCGCTGAATGCCTCGCGCATTCCCATCCCGTCTGTCGCCTCGGCTGGTGAATCCGAGGTTAGCATCACCGTCTCGTCAGACATCAAACACTCCATAATCTACCACATTGTTATTTATTGGCATTATCAGGCCGTGGCTTTTCCTGATTTTGCTGTGGCATAAGTTGCGACGCGATCAGTTGATGCTGCAACTCAGCCAACTTCTGTGCATAAATATCGTCTTGTTTGGCCCTGCTTTGAGCTTGAACCTTGCGGATATCCGCTTGGGACTTGGCATCCTGTTTAGCCATGTCAATCTCGGCACGCATTTGTTCCGCTTCAGGATCAAACTGCTGTTGCGGTTGGCTCTGCGCATCGATCTGCTGCTGCTGCATTGCCATCTGCTGCTGTTGCATCTCCATCATCTGCTGCTGCTGCTCTTGCTGCTTCATTTGCTGGTTGGCAAGATGCTGGAGAATCTGGCTGGTCTCTGGTAGCTGGAGCATGCGGACGACAAGCGCATTGGTCTCCGGATCCGCAGGATCCCCAAACAGGCCCATCTGGCGAAGCACGGAGATCTTCTGCAGCTTCTGGTCAGGACTGTCTTCCTGCGTGGACCCGGGAACGTAAACGACTCGGTACTGACCGCCATCACGGATGGAATCGAACGTGATGACGCCTTGCTGCGCAGCAGCCTGCGGATTCATCTGGTCGTCGACGCTGCCAATGAACGGAGCCACGGCAAATTGCTCTACAAGGGCAATCTCCCATTCCTTGATCTTGGCGATGGACTGCTCGATGTCTGCGCGAATATAGCTGTGCTGAGTGTTGTCGGCCCGTTGCAGCAACCGCACGGATTCGGCAGGCGTACCCGCCTGCGCCATTCCTTGAGAGACATCATGCAGACCAGCGATGTCTGCCATGTCCTTTTCAATTACCTGAAGAAAGGGAAACAGGTCTGCACTGATACCGGGAGAGCGACTAATCGCGGGAGGATGAGTTCCCACGTCGTAATAAACCTTGCGATACTGTCGGTTCTTGTCATTGATGTCATCTCCAGTAACGTTGAAGGCATCAGCGCCAACCCGCGACTTACGCTCGATAACCACATAGTCTTTCTGCTTCTCCATCTGTTCAACCGCACGACTATAAATGCGGTTGTAGGTCAACTGGAGCGGACATAGATCATAGCCAAGGGAATGGCCATAAGGCGTGCCGGATCGAGGTTGCCATCGAAGGGGGATGAACGGAAATTCGTCACGCTTCGAATAAGGCCAAACACCGGCATACAGAAGCGCGTCGTCCGTTGAGACGATGTACCGTCCCTTGGGATACTGCTCAGTAGGCTTTTCCCAGTACTCGTAAACGACTGCGGCCTTGCGGCGATGGTCAGCCGAATAGAGGCGTGCGGAGGTAGGCTGAGTCCATCCCATGCCACCGCCTGCGGTGCCATCCAGATACGCGTCCACATAGCCTGCAGACTGTCCAGTCTGGGCATTGGACTTGACCTTCTTGCCAGCCTCACCGTAGTTGTCCACAAACCACGACATGGGCTTGATGGACGCATGGATCAGCCAGCGCACCTGATGGTCCTGCTGCGCATGCGGATCTAGGTAAATGTTGAA